ATAATTATTGTAGCTGTTGATGGAGAAGAAGAGCCCCTTATATTTGAACAAAAAGCCCCAGAGGCTTGGAGAAAGTAGTCTTTAATATCTTTACCTTTTTTAATTTTTTTAGAAGTTTTAAAGTCAATAATTGAAGGAATATTATTCCATAAACCAATCATATCTACTCTACCAGCAAATTTAAGAGTAGGACTCCAAACAGGTATTTCTTGTGCCCAAACTTCTGTTACATTTCTAGAAGTACCATTAATTAATGCTTTAGCAGGAAGTTTGACATTATCAGGTTCACAGGCAAGATCACCAATTATATCTTCTCCATTCCAATACTTTTCTAAGTATTCATGAACAGCTGTACCTCTATCAGTAGCTTCTTTAGAAACTCTTGCAGCTTCTTCTTCTCCTACTTTATCTTTCCATTTTTGTAACCAAATTTGGCTTGAAGAAGTTTTACCAAGTAAAGTTGTTATACTTGGATAAGCTCCGTCGGGGGTAAAATAAGTTCTACCAGTTGTTAGTGTTTCAGTCGTAACTGAAGTTGTTATATTATAATCAATCATTTAAAATACACTAAGGGGGCTTATTAGGCCCCCTTAACTTTCATATAAGTTTTTTATTACTTAATAGGAATTAACTTTGGCTTCTTCTCTTCTGGAAGAATACGCTCAAGAGCCACAGTTAGCATACCATTAGCATACTCAGCACCAGTAACAACTACGTTATCTGCTAGAGTAAACTTTCTAGTGAACTTCTTGAAGGAAATACCTCTATGTAAAACATTATTAGTATCAATACCCTCATAGGTAGATCTTACTGTTAATACTCCCTCCGCAACTTCTACTTCTAAGTCTTTTTTAGAAAGACCAGCTACTGCTAGATCAATGAAATACTTTTCTTCTTCCTTACGAATATTGTAAGGAGGGAACCCACTAGATTGTACCTGATGCTCTGCATAAGTTTTTAGTTGATCAAAAAGTCTATCAAATCCTACAGCATAAGGTGTTACCCTATTGATGTCTAAAAGACTTGGAAGATATGCGTGTGAGCTATTTAAATTTACCATATTATTTTCTCCTTTAATAAGCAAGATTGCTATGAACTCCCTTTAGGCAAGTTCAATATATATGTTATATAATTTATTACACTTTGGCAAGAAAAATTTATTTATTTTTGGATAGCAGGAGACCAATGAGTAGTTCTACCATCATCTAAACGAATTTTTTCTATGGGATTACCATAAGGATCGTTTTTTTGTGAATAAACCATAACTCCAATACGAGCTTTCATCATATCAGTTGCTTTAGAGGGGAAAGCCACGTATGACCCTTGACTGTTATATAAATCAGAATAGTTTCTAATAGTTGCACCTCCTGATTCAAGCGAATTCTTAAGTACAGTTTTAACTGATTTATAAAGTCTAATAAGCTCTTCTTGAGAGCAACTACCCACTTTTCTGTGAGGTGCAATTGCAGACAAAAACAAAGCTTCGGCTTTGTAAATATTTCCCACACCTGATACATATTTTTGCTCCATTAAAAATTTAACTAGTGAATGATTTTTAGCTTTTTCACATATTTTAAGCCAAGTTAATTCATCACAAGGTTCATTTAACATGTCTGGACCAATTTCAGATAGTTTTTTATTTAAATGTGACATAGCTTTAGGACCAGAAAAAAACTTTAGCGTTCCAAAATTACGCATATCAGAATAGTATACAGAAGTATTATCTGTAAAATCCCACCTCATTCTTGCATAGTTATTATCTTGTACTTTATATGTACCTGTCATACCTAGAGTACTAAAAATAACCCCAGAAGTAGTTATCCAATAGATAAACTTACCTTTATTAGATACACCTAATACGGTTTGTGGTTCTTCATTCACAGTATGGTCTAGATAGTCAGAAAAACCATCAGGTTCTTTCTTAAGATATCTACCCGATAGAATCTCTATGTTTTCTATTATTTTGTGCTGAATTACGGAGTTCAATTGCCGTGCTACAATTGTACACTCTGGACCTTCCGGCATAGTATTCTCTTTCTTCTGTTAATTTGCGAACAACGTATTGATCCCAAGATTCATTAGAAAATCTATCATAGATCAGATGTGTCGGAGGAGTTTTTACGTTTTGCACTTTCAACCAAATTAAGGATGGTGAAGATTTCTTCTTGCTTTTCTTCAAGCTCTTCACGCTTGCGTTTATATAAAGCTGTAGCAGCTGCACGGATAGCGCTTGGTTTAAAACCAAAATTATCTTTAATTTCCTTTACAAGTTCATTATTCATATCTCTAAAAGCTTCAATCTGAAGTAGATTGTCTGTAATCTTAGTAAAAAGATCCATAAGCTCTTGTTTATCAATCATTGCTGGATTGATTTGCGCTACTTCTTTTTTCTCTTTTGTCATTTAATTCCTCATTAGTAATCAGTTTAAAACGATTTCTTTTATGGTCTGGACTTTCTTTTAGAAAACCATAATTAGATAAATTATCACATATTGTAGCCAAACTGTCAACAGTATTATCATGTCCAAAAGGTTTATCGGTAGCAAGTGCAATAGCTTTAACTGCTAGCCAAATATTAAAATAACCAATTTTTGTTGAACCTTTTGCAATACCATCTTCTCTAGGAGAAGTAAGATACCAACGATCACTACTAGTAATAGATTGTTGATACTCATCTTCTTCTATAATATCAATAGGTGTTTTACTAAGTATTTCGTAAATTTCTTTTTCTAGTTTATTCATATGTTTCTCCATAAAAAAATGAGGGCACAAAGCCCCCACTTAATTGTTATTCAGTATATACCCAATCTTGTGCAGATGGAGAAGATAGTGTTCCACTTACCCAAGCCAACTCCTGTTTAATTTCATTAAACATACTCACGTTATCTACCCCTTTTCGAAGCACACTTCGAGCGAATTCAAGAAAAGCATGATAAGGATTTGCACTCACGTCGTCCCCGTCCTGTGGAACTCCGTTCCCAAGATGTTTATGAGAAGGATGAGCGTACAGCCAAGATCCTTCATAATTACGCGTAGTCATAGATTCAATAAGCTGAATCTTTTTTTCAACAGATATATTAGAGAGAACCACACGAGAGCACTCACGAAAGAAGTTAATGTAAGGATTCTTATTCTTCCAACGAATCATCATTTATTTATTTATCACCAAAGCTAGAATAGCACACATTTTTATGTTGTGCAAATGTAAATTTCATTTAGTTACTGCAATATATTTCGTTATGTGCATTAGTCATAAGTTGAAAGAAGCTCAACTCGACGAACACGATCATTTCCCCAAACTTGAATCTTATCATAGAAACGATAGGTTTCAAGATTATCTAGATATGTATTGATTGAGGTCGCTGCACGATTATAATATGCAGTTTGTGGAACGCTCCAAACTCTAGATGAGATACTTTCCATCCAGTCAATAGCTAGACGAGCATTCCAACGAACAATATTTGGACACTCACGAATATAATCGGCAGTATCCCAATGAGAAAAACCTAGAGACTTATGTTCTTGCTTCTTTTTAGCCATGCTTTAGTTCCTTACAATACAAACGCCAGAAGATCCATAACTAGGAATCCAGCTACCACGAGCTTCAATACACTTATTCATAGATTCATTATATTTATCAGTAGAATATACATGCCCATAAAGCAAAGCTCCACATGCTATAGCAATAAATGCTACAAAAGTAATACAACCTGCTATAAAAGTTTTATCTAAACTATCCATTTGAAACATCCTTTAACCTACTTTGAAACTCACGATAAATATCTGTGATATACTTTGCTGCAATAAACTCACCACTCTGAGCCTTAATATCTTCATATTCTTCCAACAGTTCTATAGCGACTACATTATCTTGACGCTTAAGCTCAATTAGGTATTCTTTTGCTGTTAGATAGATTCCCATTATAATTCCTTTTATAGGGCTAGAGGCATACCAGATTTGATAGCTTCTGCTTTCTTTCTATTTAGTTCTTCAATAGCTTCAACTCGTTCTGCTGAGAATTTGAGTTCAATAGCTGAAGAAGGTAGTTCAATTCTTTCGTCTTTACGATTTACGAAAAAACGAATTTCTGTCCCTTCAATAAGCCCATCTTCTAGAACACCTTTTAAACAACGCCAGAATATAGAACCTACGGGACGATAATATACTTTATAAGATACAAGTTTTGCCATAAATATCCTCCATTCTTTTATTATACTAAACTTTACACGGTTTGACAATAAAAAATTAGCAAACAACGGTTTATTGTTATATTTTAATTGACTGAGGTTTATATGTATGTTACCATTATTTATGAAAAGTTTGATAGAGATAGCCGTATCAAAAGATCATTTTCAAGATACTATAACGGCATACGCCGCTGAAGGCTTTGAATATATATCTGATAAACCAACTGATGATAGAAACACTCTTCTTGTGTTATTCAGAGGTGATATTCATGCTCTATCTCAATACTCAAATCAAAATAATAAATCATATCTAGAATTTGAAGATGGAACTCGATCTCCTTTATATATTAAACGAAATAGAGACTTTTGGGAAGATTAATGGCACAGTTTAAACTATGGGCGGTATACACTCCGTTACTTGAACAATGGACTCGTGAGACTGGCGCACGTATGGAAGCGGAAGTTGATAACGAAGAACATGACTTAGAAGTAGAATATTTTGATGAAAATGATCCTCGGGTAGCATTATACGGATGGACACATTTTCCAATGTTTGCAGCTTTAAAATATGATCAACCTTTTCAAAATATGGTTGGTAAACATGAGTGGTCAGAGTATGATGCTTGGTTAAAAGGATTACACTGGAAGTTGGATGTTTGATTTAGAGATATTAGAATATCCAATTATTTTACAATGTAATTTAGCGTGTGATAATTGTAATTCTTTTTCTAATATTGGAATAAAAGGTAAACGTACAACTATTGAAGAATTTACAACTGATTTAGATAATTGGAAAAATTTAGTCAATCCTAAAAGGTTTTCTATACTTGGTGGAGAACCTTTACTACATAAAGATGTAGGAAATATGATTATTAAAACTAGACAAGCTTTTCCTAATACTTTAATTACTTTAGTAACTAATGGTTTATTATTAAAATATAATAAACCATTATTAAAAATAATACAAAATACTAATTGTAAATTAATTATTAGTGTTCATTCTAAAGAAGATTCTTATATAAAAGAATTATATAATAATATTGAAGAATTTTTTAATTATGATAAACCAAAAGATAAACCTATAAAATCTAATATATCTTTTGGTAAATTATTTATTATTTCTGGTGTCACTGTTGAATTAAGAACAATGATTAATAATTGGACTAGAGTTTATAAAGAAGGTATTAAACCGTATAAAGATAACCCAGAAGATTCTTATAAAGTTTGTAGATGGGCTAAATGTACTACTTTATATAAAGGAAAATTATGGAAATGTTCTTCTGTTAGTTTTTTAAAAGAATTAATAGATAAAATAAATAATAAAGAAGATTGGATTCCTTATTTAAATATGTATCAACCTTTAAATTATAATGATACAGAAGAAATAAAAAATCAATGGTTTAATAACTATTTAAAACCAGAAAATGTTTGCAGTATGTGCCCTAGTAGTTTAGAAAAAATACCTAATAAAAGTATAAATATGAGAATAAATTGAAAGCTATACCTTTTATACCCCATAAAAATAGACTAGCGAGACATAGAGTAGATTATTTAAAAGCTATTAATGAAGCTATGGATTATCCTTATCAATCAGAAGATGGTAGGGATTTATCTCCTATACAGCAACGTTTACATGATAAATGCGTAGAGTTATTAAATATACCTCATTGGACCTTTACAGATTGTTGTACAGACGCACTTCAAATAGCTATTCACTGTTTAACTAAAACTAATGATACAATAATTGTACCTTCATATGGTTGGAGAGCTTTTGCTAATGCAGTTATTTTTATGAGTAGAAAAGTAAAATTTGTTGATATAGATTCTACTGGTAATATAAGTTTAGATGCTTTAGATTTATTATTAAAAACTGATAAAGAAGCTAGATCTTCAACAGCAATACTTGTAGTTCATAATTTTGGTACTATAGTTAATTGCAATAAAATTAATAATATATTAAAAAATAATGAATTAGAACATATTAAAATAATAGAAGATGCTGCCCCTGCTTTTTATATGGGAGAACCTTATAGTTATATACCCGGCTCTTCTTCTCATGCTGCTTGTTTTTCTTTTGATTTTACAAAGTATCCTGGAGTATTAGGTAGCGGAGGAGCAATAGCTACTAGATTTAAAGAAGTTAATGAATTAATTTATCTAGCTTCATCTCACGGAAGATCTAAAACAGGTGAAATAGTATCTATAGGTACAAAATCTTATTTAGATAATACTTCTTGTGCAATTCTTTTAAAAGAAATTGAATTATTTGAACAACATGAATATAGAAAGATAAGAAACTATAATGCTATATGGTTTAATGAAAATCTACCATATAAAATGATACCTGGAGAAAATTATATCTGGGAAAGATATACGATGGAAGTCCCTGAATACAAGGTTGACTACGTTTTAAAACAATTAAATAATGTAGGTTGTTTAGCAAAAACATTTTTTAAAGAACCATTACATAATTTTAAATTTTTTAATAATAATTCTGATTGTCAAAATACAGAAAAATTTGTAAAAAATACAGTAATGTTACCTTGTCATCATTATTTAGAACAAGAAGAAAGACAGAGGATAGCAACCGCTTTACATGGCTAGTAAAAATATAATAGCAATAGCTGAGGATGGTTCTTATAAAAAATTATCTTTACAAGAAATTAGAGCTAGTAAGTTAAATACTTGGAAAGACTGGTATTGCTCTGTAGGACAACTCAATATTTCTATTGATGAAAATGGAGATATGATAGGTGGAGATTGTGGTGTAGGTGGTTATTTAGGTAACGTGTATAATAATATACAATTATCTAATAAATGGCATAAATGTACAATAGACTATTGTTCTTGTATGTTTGATATACCTGTTTTAAAAGTAAAAGAAGAAAAATATATAAATATAAAAAAATCAGATTTACAAAATATAGATAATAAATTTGTTTATTTTAAAGGTAATACTGATATATTAAGATTTGAATGGTTTTTATCAAGTAAATGTAATTACGAATGTAGTTACTGCCCAGAAAATTTTCACAATAAATTACCACATAAAAATTCATATGAAAAAATACTAATAGGTATAAATAATTTAAATAATCTTAACATTAAATATAATATTAGTTTTTGGGGAGGAGAGCCTACTCTTTTTCCTAATTACATAGATATCTGTAAAATTATTGTAGAAAAAGGAAATTCAGTATTTACTGTAACTAATGGAAGTAGAAGTAGTACTTTTTTTAAAAAATTAATTCATTATAGTTCTTTAAATATATCATTACACCAAGAATTTTTAAATACAGAAAATATGATTAAAAACTTAAAAACTATTTTACAAGAAATAGAAAATAATAATTTAACCAATTGGGTTATGATAAGATGTATGGTAAAACCCGGAAGCTTATCTTATTGGAATAATTTTATTAAAATTTTAAAAAATGAAATACCTAATTTTGAAAATAAATTAAAAGTAACATTAAATACTTTAGTATATAAAACAGAAAGTAATTTAGATTTTACAAAATCCATTCAAGATTATTCAGAAAAAGAAATACAAATTTTAACAAAATTTGGAAGATTAACAGATTTATAAAAAAAATATATTAATAACTGGTGGTAAAGGTTTTATAGGATCACATATAGTAAATCTTTTAAAAGAAAAACATAATATTACTATACTTGATGGATGGACTTTTGAATATCCAGGTTATAAATATATACATAGAGGTAAAAACGGTTTAGAACTTATTAATGGAATAGAAACTGCTCATAGACTTGCTGCAAAAAAATATAGAGATTCTTTAACAAAAAATATAAAAGTAATTAAAAACTGGACTTTTGAAGATATAGAAATTGAAAATTATGATTTAATAATAAATTGTGGTAGTTTATCAGAAGCTATACTCTCTCAATATTTTGAAGATTTTACAGAAAAATCAATATTAGATGGTTTAGCTAAGTTAAAAAATAATTATAGCTGTCCTATATTACATTTTTCTAGTTCAATGTCTTATGGTAGTTGGTCAGGATTAATTAAAGAAGATGGTCCTATGGAACCAGTAGATTTATACGGAGCTTGTAAAAAAGCTAGTGAATCTTTATTAGATTTGACTAAAGATATAATTCTTAGACCGATGCATGTTTATGGTTATGGAGATGGTAAATTTCCAATACCTATGAATATTGAAAGACAAGCTTCAAAAAATCAACCAGTTAATATAGAAGAGGCTGATTGTATATATATTAAAGATTTAATATTTATAATTGATAAAATTATAAATAATTGGATACCAGGAGTATATAATTTAAGTTCTGGATATCAAAGAGATAAAGATATCATTAAAAAATATGCTAAAGATATATTAAATTTTAATATAGAAACTAGTACTAAATCTGGTCCAACAGGAAAAGATAGAGGTACTTTAAATACTTCTAAAATAAAAACAACCTATAATTGGGAATCTAATTTTAAAAACTATGAAGAAACAATTATAGATTATTTTAATACACATATGAAAGAGCAAGCATGAGAATAGTTGTTAGAAATAATGATCCTATGAAAGCGTTTAAATTATTAAACAGAAAACTTTATGAGGATAACACCTTTGTTGAATTAAAAGATAAACAATTTTTTAAATCAAAAGGTGAGAAAAAAAGGGAACAAAAGAAAAAAGCTATAGCTAGGCAGCGCAAAGAACAAGCTGCTAAAAAAGCTATTTTTGATAAATTAGAAAGTCAGGTTATTAGAGGTCAAAATGACAGAAATAAATATAAACGAAACACAGCATCAACTAGAGGTTAGTTGGATACCACTTTCTGCAGCTGGATTACTAAAAGTAAAACTACCAGATACAACCGTTAAATTTTTAACAGAACTAACAGATGTTGTACTAGAAGATGATCCTAATTTAGATATTCTTAGTATGGATGATAGATTAGCTGGTCAAATTAAAGCTGGTAAACAAAGAATGATTCCTTTAACAGAGGATACTAAAAAATCAAAAGCTATGGCTAATTTTTTAACATTCTCTCATAATTTATGTTTAGAGTATTTAAATGGTTATATGCATTATAACCCAAAAGCTCAAGCCATGTGGGGAGGTTCCCCAGGAGTAGAAATATATGAATTTTGGGCTAATAAACAATTAGCAGGAGATTATAATCCTCTTCATAATCATTGCCAACCTTTTTCTTGTTTAAGTTCTGTAATTTATTTAAAAGTTCCAGAACAAATTAGTAATAATAACGAACAAACATCAGATGATGGATTACTTAAATTTCTTTGGAGTGATAGAGGAAATCCTGCTATGATAGAGTTTCCAGGTATGATATCTTTAATACCAAAAGTAGGAGATTATTATATATTTCCTTCTTGGCTTAATCATGAAGTACCACCCTTTAGAGGTGAAGGAGAACGCCGTTCATTAAGTTGGAACGCTAAGCTCTGGGTTTAAAATAATTATTCTCAATTACTCCTATTAATGTTATATTTATATATAATGTTAATAGGAGTTTTTTATGAAAGCTTATAAAGGGTGTTTTACAAAAAAGAATGGAGAATATAGAACAATGATATTCTCTAGAATTAAAGATTTACCAAACGGGTTTGTAACTTCTAAAATAGTTGGAGCTGGGACTGAAAGAACATACCCAGAAGGTATGGAACTTGTTTGGGATTTAGAAGAAGATGATTTTAGAATTTTTAATTATAAAACTGCTGAGTCTATAGATGAATTAGATGTAGACAGTAGAAAATATATAAAATATTAAAAATTTAAAAAAGGGGTTGACAATGGAAATAGAAAATGATAATATTATTTATATTAAACTTTCAAATATAGATATTGACCCCGATAAAAGAACTTGGTACTATGATGATCAGGGTATACGAAGAGATAAAGAAACTAATAAATTAGTTGTTTTATTGTCTTGATGACGTAGACTGAAAACTATTCTGGACTCGGGGGCAGTACCCGACGCCTCCACCACAAGCACTCTGGTTGTTCGGCGAGACGTATTGGTCGCACAACGTTCCTGTAGATACGTTAAAGGGCAGAGTGCTTTTGATGGGGGCGATATAGGTTCGACAGGTAGACAATA